GTAGTTTCTTCTATTGCTATTTGCAATGCAAACACTACTGCAAACGTAAACTATTCTATTGCAATTAGACCTGCAGGTGCTACATTAGCACAAAAACATTATATTGCAGCAAATGCTGTTGTTGGTTTTTTAGATACTATCGTTTTAACATCTGGTTTAACATTAGGTAACGGAGATGTTGTTACTGTATTTACAACAGGTGCATTAACATCATTTAGTTTATTTGGGTCAGAGATTTATTAAAAATGAGTATTAGATCAGTAAGATCAGAGAGTAGTAAAACTCGCACAATAAATCCAAGAAGAACTTCTAATCCACTCAATCCATGGGTTCCTAACTTGATGGAATATCTTGTGATTGGTGGTGGAGGTGGAGGAGGAAGCTTCATTGGTGGGGGTGGTGGTGCAGGAGGTATGATATATAATACCTTTGCTTTTGCTTTAGGTACTGCATATCCAATTTCTATTGGTGCTGGAGGAGGCGGAGATAGTTCTGGTTCCGCTACTACTTTCTCTACTGTATCAGCTGCAGGTGGTGGACGAGGAGGACGTGCTGACTCAGGACCACCAGGACAACCAGGAGGTTCGGGTGGTGGAGGTGCAGGACCAAACAACACAGGTGGTGGAACTGGTAACACTCCAACACTAACACCTTCACAAGGATTCCCTGGAGGTAACGGTGGTGGATCTGGTGGTGGTGGTCGTGCTGCTGGAGGTGGTGGTGGAGGAGCAGGTGCTATTGGTGGAGATATTCAATCTGCACAACAAGGTGGTACTGGTGGTAATGGTTTTCCTAATTCTATTACTGGAGTAGAAACTGTTTACGCTGGTGGAGGTGGAGCAGGTGGCGACGGACAAGGTAACGTCATGCCAGGAGGTACAGGTGGTGGAGGACCAGGTAGAGGTAATACTGGAGGTAGTGCTGGAACTGCAAACTTAGGTGGCGGCGGCGGTGGCGGATTGAATGGTGGAGGAACTGGAGGTTCAGGATTTGTAGCTCTTGCTTTTCCTGCAGCATATACTGCAACACTAAGTCCAGGACTTACAACTACAGTAGATACTACAACAAGAAACGGATATAAAATTTACAAATTTACCGCTGGTTCTGGAACGATTACACTTTCTCAGTAAGGATTATTATGGCACATTACGCATTTTTAGATGGAAATAATTTAGTAACACATGTTATTGTTGGAAAAGAAGAAGGTGAAGATGGTATCGATTGGGAACAGTATTATGGAGAATACCATGGTCAAAAATGTAAAAGAACTAGTTATAATACATATGCTGGTGAACACAAATTAGGTGGCACACCTTTTAGAAAAAACTATGCAACTATTGGTGGAATGTATGATGAGTTTAGAGATGCATTTATACCTGCAAGAGTTTTTAATTCTTGGACATTAAATGAGACTACTTGTCAATGGGATCCACCAGTTCCATTTCCAAACGATGGTAAATATTATATTTGGGATGAATCAACTTTAACTTGGATAGAGAAATAAACAGGAGAAAATTAAATGGCACACTTTGCAAAAATTGGTATTGACAATGTGGTATTGGAAGTATTAGTTGTCAATAATATTGATTGTATGACTCCGCAAGGAGAAGAAAGAGAAGAAATTGGTGTAGAGTTTCTTCAAAAATTAACAGGTCATCAGGCTTGGAAACAAACATCTTATAACGGTAGTTTCCGTAAGAGATATGCAGGTCATGGTTACACATACAATAGTGAACTTGATGCATTTGTTCCACCAAAACCATATCCTTCTTGGACGTTGGACAACGATACTGCTGCGTGGAATCCACCAACACCTATGCCAACAACAGAAGGTAAAGTATATAATTGGAATGAATCTACATTATCATGGGATGAACAAGATTATACTCCACCAGCATAATAAATGTCAAAGATATTCGATAGTGCAGTTGAATTAAATAAAATTCAATATATTGCAGGAAACAATACATTAAACTTTACAGCTACACCAATTACTGGTGGTGCTCCTATTGTCGATGCAACTGCTGGTGTATATGCCAACGGTGCTTTCTTGCAAGCTAATGCTGCATTTAATTCTGCGAACAACGTAGCGCCGCAGATACAACCTGCATTTAGTACAGCAAACTCTGCGGCACTTTATGCTAATGGATCATTTGCACAAGCTAATGCTGCATTCAATTCTGCAAATAATGTTGCACCTCAAATACAACCTGCGTTTAGTACAGCAAACTCTGCGGCACTTTATGCTAATGGCGCATTTATTCAGACTAATGCTGCGTTTACAAAAGCAAATTCGGCTGCACAGTATGGTACAAATACATCCATAACAAGTTATTTTGCAATACCAATTGGTAATACATCACAACGTCCTGCTTCAGCAGCCAACGGTTCTATCAGATACAATACCACATTAAATAGATTAGAATCATATATGCCATCAGCTGGATGGGTAAATGTTGTTTCAGATTCTTATGCAATTAGTTATATACTTGTTGCAGGTGGAGGATGTGGTGGAGTTTGGCATGCCGGTGGAGGTGGTGGTGGTGGTGTTGTTACAGGATCATCAGTCACAGTAATTCCAGGTGATGCTTTTTCTTTTACTATTGGAGGTGGAGGGGCTACAGCAGACACAACCACAAGAGGAACTAATGGTACAAACACATCTGTTATAATAAACGGAACAAGTTATACAGCTATTGGTGGTGGTGCAGGTGGTAACTATGATACGCAAGTTCCATTAGCCGGTGGATCTGGTGCAGGTGGTAACGGTGCAGTTTCTCCATTTGGTCTTGGGCAGAGTGGTGTACCCGGTCAAGGATATCCTGGAGGAAATGGAGTTAATAGTCACGCTGGTGGAGGTGGAGGTGGTGCTGGAGGTGCTGGTGAAGCTGCTCCATCGTCAACTATAGCAGGTGACGGAGGTCCTGGATATACTTGGATAAATGGACAAACATATGGCGGTGGTGGAGGTGGAGGAAGTTGGCCGGGAACAAATCTTTCTGATGCTGGTACTGGTGGTACTGGTGGCGGCGGTAGAGGGAGTTATAATTCCAATGGTGATGTTACAGTTTATGGTCCAAGAACTGGAACTGTTAATACAGGAGGCGGTGGAGGTGGTAGTGGAGCACAAGGTGGTGCAGGTGGAAATAGAGCCGCATATGTTACAGGTGGTTCAGGAGTTGCGATTGTTGCTTATCTAGGATCACAAAGAGGAACAGGTGGAACAATAACATCATCAGGCGGTTATACTTATCATACGTTTACTGGTTCAGGAACATTCACAGCATAAATAGACAACTATGGCACATCCACATACTCGTACAGAATTTAAAGATTACTGTTTAAGAAAACTTGGTTTTCCAGTAATTCAAATCAACGTAGATGACGATCAGGTAGAAGATCGCATTGACGAAGCACTTCAATTTTGGAATGATTACCACTATGATGGTACTGAGAAAACATATTTTAAACATCGTATACAACAGGCAGACATTGATCGTGGATGGATTTACTGTCCAGATTCAGTTATATTTGTAACTGGTGTTCTACCATTTGATGAATCAAATTCATCAATTAACATGTTTGACCTCCGTTACCAATTACGTTTGCACGATTTGTATGACTTCACATCGGTATCGTATGTGTCATATGAAATTACGATGCAACATCTACGTACATTGAATCTATTATTCTCTGGTACACCACAGTTCAGATTCAATCGTCATCACAATAAACTATATTTGGACATTGACTGGACAAGAGATTTAGATGTTGGTCAATATGTTGTCTTAGAATGTTATCGTAGAATGGATCCAGAAGTATTAACAGTTTCTGGTTATTCTTCTGCAAATACAACATCAAATACTGTAATAGGTACAGGTACAGTATTTGACCAAGAATTATTAGAAAAAGATTTTGTTACTATTGGTACAGAAACAAAACAAATCATTAAAATTATTTCTCCAACAGAAATGATCGTAGATAGTCCTTATTATTCAAATGCAAGTGGATTGACAATTACCAAAGAAGGTAATACTGATGTTTGGAATGATAGGTTCTTAAAAAAATACGCAACTGCATTGATTAAACGTCAATGGGGAAACAATCTTAAAAAGTTTGGTGGTATTCAAATGCCAGGAGGTGTTATACTGAATGGTAAAGAAATTTACGATGAGGCTGAAGAAGAAATTAAAGAATTAGAAGATGATCTAATAAGCACGAACGTATTGCCAGGTGATATGTTCATAGGATAAGGTAAATGACAACAAACTTTTACTTTAATCCGTTTCCAAAAGATCATATAACTGAGGAACAACTTCTTGTTGAAGATTTAGTTATAGAGGCAATGCAAATTTATGGTATGGATGTGTTCTATCTTCCTAGAACAAGTCGTGACCAAGTAGATACTATTTACGGTGAAGATACTTTAAAACAGTATATCAAAGCATACCCACTTGAGATGTATGTGGAAAATGTTACGGGTATGGAAGGTGAACAAGATTTCATGTCCAAGTTTGGTCTTGAAATTCGTGATGAAATGTCTTTACTCGTTTCCCGTCGTAGATTTAAATACGCAACGTCTGCTCAAGCATTAATTAGACCACTTGAAGGTGACTTAGTTTATGTACCTTTATTACAGAACTTTTTTGAAATAACTTTTGTTGAACATGAAAACGATCAGGCAATGTTCTATACGTTAGGACGTGGTCGTGGTGGTAATGTTTATGTGTATGCATTGAAGTTGAAACAGTTTGTATTCTCAGATGAGATTATAGAAACTGGAGTTACTGAAGTTGATGAACAAGTATTTGATTTGTATAGAAGAACAAACATTCCGTTTTCAGAAACAGGAACAGGTACATACATTCAAGGAGAGATCGTATATCAAGGACCTGACCTTGCAAATGCAACTGCACAAGCGATAGTTCATTCATACAATCTACTTGGAAACAATTACATTGAAGTTATTCGTGTTCAAGGAAACTTCGCAAACGGAACTGTAGTAATAGGTGCAACAAGTAATGCATCATACACAATGAATAGAACAATAGACGACATGACACCATTCGATACACAAACAGAAGATTTAATTGATAACAATGCTATCGAATTTGAATCGGATGATATTATTGACTTTACTGAAGTCAATCCATTTGGTGAACCATAATGTTAGGTAATCCTCACTTTTATAATCGTACCATTCGCAAAATTGTTATTGCAATGGGTACAGTCCTAAACGACATTCAATTAGTTAGATATACTAAGGATGGCTTGACGGCAAAAGAAAAGTTTAAAGTACCTTTGTCATATGGAGCAAAAGAAAAGTATCTTGTACGTATCACATCTGATCCAACACTAACTAAATCAGTTAATGTTGTTGTACCACGTATTTCATTTGAACTTACTGGTATGAATTACGATTCATCTCGTAAACAACAAACAACATTGATGAATTGTTCTACCGATACCAATACATCTTCAAAAACACAATATCTTCCAGTACCTTATGACTTTACATTTGATGCTGCAATTTATGTACGTAATACAGAAGATGGTACGCAAATATTAGAACAGATTCTACCTTTCTTTACACCAGACTTTACTGTAACTGCAAAGTTAATACCAGATTTAAATCGTTCATATGATTTACCTATTATTTTAAACTCAGTTTCAAATGAAGTAGATTATGAAGGTGACTTCATGACTACTCGTTTAATTATTTGGAACTTATCGTTTACAGTAAAAGGTTACATATTCCCAGGAGTAAAAGACTCCAAGATTATTCGTGGTGCAAATACAAGTATTATTGACTCTGCAAATTCATCACAAGTTTATGTGAACATCAATACACAAACCGATCCTGCAAACGCTGCTCCTGATGATGAGTTTGGATTTGCAGAAATTATAA